CCGTGGGTTCGAATCCCACCGCTTCCGCCATTATAGGAAAGAATATTTATTCTGATTTATTATTTTTGAAATAATTTTCATGTATTTTTCTTTTCCTATTTTATTAACACTTTTGCTATGAATTGCTACAGTTATCTCGTTATTACTTGATTTTTTATAAGAACCGTTTTCATCAGGTAACCATAAAGTACTAGCCATAGGATATCCAATTATTTCTTTATAATTAGGATCATACATTTGTTCAAATAAGTTGTACAATGCAAACTCTGATATATTAAAATCTTGTAGATGATCTATATAATTAGATCGTTTTTTAAATGATTTTTCGAGTGCAATTAATATATTTGATTTAAACAAGTAAGGAGTAGTAGACGGTCTTACTGGAATATGCTCGTTATTATGCCAAAGGCGACAATATTTTATGTATGTCTTTTTAAAGATTACGCTTTCCTCTGACACATGACCCTTAGGATGAAAAATTGCGTAAGCGTCATAAGAAATTAAAATTTGTTGAGTATCTAAAATTACATGTTCTTTGAATTTAGACTGTCGGTGCACATGTAATTTTAATATTTGTTGGTTAACATATCCGTTTTTAAACATTTCTGAAGATTTTACAAAATCAGTTGCTTTCCATATTTGAAATTTAAAATTAGCTGTTTTTAATAGTGTTATAATGCCCATCTTTTTTAGACATTTGCGTACATGCTTAACTTTGCTATTTTCTTCGTTTATAATAATATTATAATCTAACGAGTTTTTGAACGTTATTAAGCTTTGAATTTGATTCTTCAAAAGAAACAAATCTGTTTCACTATCATAACATATACACCATAAGTCTCTATCCATGCAATATTTAGTTGACAGTCTTTGTAGATAATGCTATAATGAAGGTATAAATTAGACAACAGAGAATATAATTATGGCTAGAGATATATGGGTAATTAGTGATACACACTTTGATCACGCTAACATCTTGACCTTCACTGACAAGGTAGGCAAACCTTGCAGAAATCAATTTTCTGATGTAGAAGACATGAACGAGCAGATGATTGCTAACTGGAACAGTGTAGTCAAGCCTGGTGACAAAGTGTACCACTTGGGCGATGTGTTGTTTGGCACTCGAAAGCAAGAGTGGATGGACACTAACATGCCTCGCTTGAACGGACAGAAGCGTTTGATAGTCGGTAACCATGACAACATTAAGTTCCACGTCAATGGCGGTTGGTGGGGCAAGATTGACTTGTGGAGAATGTGGCCCGAGTTTGGCTTGTTGATGACTCACGTTCCTGTACACAACAGTACATTAGGCGAAAGTCACAGATTCGGTGATGGGCCTATGTTGAACGTACACGGACACATTCATCAGAACGCAAGTCCTACAGCTAACCATAGATGTGTTAGTGTTGAGCAGATCAACTACACTCCTATAAATATCGAGGAATTAAGGATTGTATAATGTCAAAGAAAGCACGCCGTCCTCAGGCACCTAAACAGCGAAACTTTGAAGCAAAGGCGGTAAGGGATCCACAAGGTCCCTTCCGTCCACAAGTAATTAAAAACAAGATTAAGAAGAAACCTAAGTACAATAAGATTGAGTGGGATGATTGAACATCGTCTTTACAGCATAGAACGAGATAAAGAAGATCATCTCGTTCTATGCACACCTAAACGTGCTACTTGGTATCGCTTGCAAGGATACGAAGTATTTGACTTTCACGAATCATTAGGCATGGAACCTGAATATTATTCGGTTGACAAATCTGCCAACGATGTTATAATACATACATACTAAGGCATTAAGAGAGGCGCAATCAATGAGAACACAACCACAAGATATTATCGAAAGACTAGAAGCAGACAACAGTCGACTAGCAAAAGAACAAGTAATTTTAGAAGCAACGGAAGAAGGACTAGACGAGTTCTTTGAAGGTGTTACTATGGCACTTGATCCGCTTGTGACATTTGGTGTTAAGCAAGTTCCAGAGCGTACAGATGTATTAACTGGACAAGGACTGTCTTGGATTGTGTTTAAAGAACTTGCTGATAAACTTGCCAATCGTGAACTAACAGGGCATGCGGCACGTGATGCAATTGAACTTGCAATGAGTGTTGCTACTACTGAACAGTGGAATGGTTGGTACCGTAGAATTCTTATCAAAGACTTGCGCTGTGGCGTAAGTGAAAAGACTGTAAACAAAGTAGTGCCAGGCACTGTGCCTGTGTTTACTTGTAGTCTAGCACATGACAGTGCGAAGCATGAAAAGAAAATGGTTGGTAAAAAGCAGATAGAAATTAAACTAGATGGTGTGCGTGTTATTACAATTGTACGTGGCAACAAAGTAGAGATGTTTAGTCGTAACGGAAAACAGTTTCATAACTTCGGACACATTATTGCAGAGATTGAAGCTGTAATTAAAGATCACCCTGTGCCTTACCCGCTTGTATTAGACGGAGAAGTAATGAGTGCTAACTTCCAAGACTTAATGAAGCAAGTACATCGTAAAGATGGCAATCAATCTACTGATGCTGTATTACATTTGTTTGATACTATTCCATTAGGTTGCTTTCAAGCAGGTAGTTGGGACAAGCCACAGAGCTTTAGGAGCCTTATTACTAATCATTGGGTACGTGATCATCAAGCAACACTACAGCACGTACAAGCGTTAGACTGGGAAGATGTTGATTTGGACACGACAGAAGGACAAGACCGCTTTGTAGAGCTTAATAAACAGGCTGTAGAAGGTGGGTACGAAGGTGTTATGATTAAAGACGTTGATGCTCATTATGAGTGTAAACGCACACACGCTTGGCTTAAAGCCAAGCCATTTATTGAAGTAAGTTTGGAGGTAGTAGATGTTGAAGAAGGAACAGGACGAAATGAAGGACGCCTTGGAGCCATTGTCTGTAAAGGCACCGACGACGGGCGAGACATTAGCGTTAATGTGGGTAGCGGGTTCAGCGATAGCAATCGTGATGATTATTGGGCTAGCCGAAGTGATGTCATTGGCAACATAGTAGAAGTAAGAGCAGACGCAATTACACAGAATCAAGACGGTACATATAGCCTGCGCTTTCCACGCTTTAAAACATTCCGCGGATTTGCCGCAGGCGAAAAGATTTGAACAATGATCAAGGTTCCGTTTGATACTCCATACCACGGCGACAGTATGCGGGCAACTCACGTATCTAGTGTAGAGTTAGAACGCACACTAGACAACGCATATAAAACTATGGAGTGGTTTAAGTTCTTATCAGACAAGGCAGAACGAGTAGAAATACTTGAAACATATAAAGATGCTCGAAAGCATGTGACTACAACTGTAGTAGGGTTTGAATTGGACGGGAAGCACGAAACTTACTACAGGTTGAAGTATAATAGTTGACTTTTGTGTTATCTGGCTATATAATACATATATAATACAAAATAGAGGCATTTCATGACTGATAACTTTAAACTATTATCGGATAAGGAGCATATCCGTAAACGCTTTTCAATGTACGGCGGATCACAAGTCTTACAACAAGAACAGGCGTTTATAAACACAGAATTTACCAAAGTAAATATTGTGGCAGGATTGCTTAAAATTATTAACGAGATTATTGACAACAGTGTAGACGAACATGTTCGCACCAAAGGCGAATATGCTACACGCATTGATGTAGACATTGAAGCAGATGGTACAATTGTTGTAAGCGACAACGGCCGTGGTATTCCCAGTGTACAAATTGACACACCAGATGGTAAAGAATATCAGATGGTAAGTGCGTTTACAAGAGCTAGAGCAGGTTCTAACTTTGATGATGACAATCGTGAGTCAATTGGTATGAACGGTGTAGGCTCAATGATTACATTTGTTACATCTAGCAAGTTTGACGCTAAAAGTAGCGATGGCAAACTGCAAGTACAGATGGTAGGCAAGAACGGACAGATTGACCGCATCCGTACAAAAGAAACATCACTAAAAGGCACAACTGTAAAGTTTAAGCCAGACTATGAATTCTTTGGTATGGAGAATATTGACGAAGCACACAGTGCAATGATTGAAGAACGTGTGCGTTCACTTGCACTTGCATTTGAAAATGTACGTTTCCGCTTTAACAAGAAGATTGTACGTCTTAAATTTGCAGACTACTTTGGCGAGTGTGATGTGTTTAACACCGAACGTGCTATATTTGGTATTGCTAAATCAGATGGCTCGCATCAGTCACACAGTCTAGTAAACGGATTGAGTGTAAAAGGCGGCACACATATTGATCACTTCTTGTCAACTATTATGCAAGAATTGCGTGACACACTAAAGCGCCGCAAGAAAGTAGACATTACGGCAGCACGTTTAAAGCAACACTTGCGAGTACATGCTATTGTAAACGGCTTTCCTGCACTAAAGTTTGATTCACAAACAAAAGAACGTGTTACTAACTCAGCCGCTGAGTGTCGCGATGCAATTGGTGAGATTGACACTAAGAAGATTGTCAACAAGTTAATGAAGAATGAAGACTTGATTGATGAGATTTGTGCATACACTAAAATGCAAGAAGACTTGGCAGCAAAGAAAGACTTAGGCAAACTTGAAAAGAAAAAGAAGATTAAAAGCGACAAGTACTTTGCAGCTATTGGACACAAGACAGAACGTATCTTTGTAGTAGAAGGCGACTCGGCAAGTGGCGGCTTGATTAAATGTCTAGGACGCAAAGGTAATGCGTTCTACGCACTTAAAGGTGTACCGCTTAATGTGCTTGAAGTATCGCATCAGAAGTTTAGTGCAAACAAAGAGCTAACAGAACTGTATTCGATTATTACAACTTATCCAGATGCTGAGATTTGTATTGCTACTGATGCTGACGCAGACGGAAGTCGTATCCGAGGACTTGTATCACTGTTTATGTTTAAGTATTTCCCAGAGCACTTAAACAACGGCAAGATGAAGATCCTGCGTACTCCTATTGCAATCGGCAAGAAGAACAACACTGTCAAAGAGTGGGCTTATACATTTGCAGATGTAAACAAGATTGATCACAAACTAGATGTAAGCTATGTAAAAGGCTTAGGTAGTTGGAGTGAAAAAGACTTGAAGCACATTATTGACACAGATACAATGAATGAAATGTTACCAACAGTGAGCATTGCTGACACAGATCTCTTTACAAATTGGTTTAGTGGTAGTACAATTGATTATAGAAAAGAACAATTGCTTCAGAGCGCTCCTTTTGACATTATGAAGGTCTAACCGAATGACACAACAAGTAAACACACTTCCATTAGAAGATTTCTTTAAGAACGAATACATTGACTTTTCGGTATACGACAACGTGCGTAAGCTAGGAAACTATATTGATGGGCAAAAGAACGCAAGTCGCAAGATTGTACACACTGTACTACAGCAGAACATCGACAAGTTTACAAAAGTAAGCAACTTGGGCCCTAAGGTACAAGACTATGCACAGTACTTGCATGGATCGCTAGAAGGCACTATTGTTAACATGACTGCTGACTATGTAGGCAGTGGTAACAACGTGCCGCTACTAGAAGGCGATGGTAACTTTGGTAGTACATTTATTAATGATGCGGCGGCTACACGTTATATCTTTGCACGTATGAATCCTATTCTAAAGCAACTATATGTCAAGGATGACTTTGTTAATCTTGAACATCAAGACTTTGAAGGTGCAAAGATCGAGCCACGCTACTATGTGCCTGTACTACCTATGCTTGCTATCAACGGCAGTGAAGGTGTGTCAATTGGCTTTGCACAAAAGATCCTTCCACGCAAGTCCAAAGAGATTATGAAGTGGGTAAAGCAACGTGCTGCCGGCGAGCGCATTACTGCTAATCTTACTCCTCATTGGGAAGGCATGAAGTGTACAGTAAACAAAGGCGAAAGTAAAGTACAGTGGGAGATTACAGGTAGCTTTACACGCAAAACTAAGCACCGTATAACTATTGATGCATTGCCCGTAGGCTACACACTCAAGCAGTATCAATCAGTATTAGACAAGCTCGTTGACGACAAAGTAATTAAGGACTTTGATGACTTGAGCGACAATGATGTGTTTGAGTTTGAGATCCAAGTAGATCGTGCGTTTGGTGAACGTACAGATGAATGGATTATGACCAAGCTAAAGTTGATCAAGAAAGTAAGTGAAAACTTTACTTGTATCGACGAAAACAATAAGATTATTATCTTTAAAAGTCTTAAAGAGTTGTTAGAAGCATGGTATGTAAAACGTATTGAGTACAACGACAAGCGTAAACAGCACCTACTAGCTAGTATGCAAGAGGAAATGGATTACACTAATGCTCGTGCAAAGTTTATCCAAGGTGTAGTAGACGGTGATATCGAGTTACGTAATGCTAAAGAAGCAGCAGTGATTACACAAGCCGAATCATATGATGCTATTTTACAAGGTCGTGTTAAGGGCTTCTTAGGGTTGCCTATGCGTAGTTTGACAACTGAAGAAATTGCAAAACTACGTGCTAAAGCAAAAGAGCTAAAGGCTAAGATTGCAGACTACAGCAAGAAAACATTTGAAGATATTCTAATTGAAGATGTTAATGTAATTGTATTTTAAAGGTTCCTGATAAATACTACATAATAGACAGGAATCATACATGACTGATATACGTAAAAGCCTTGAATCGTTAGCAGATGCAATTGAACAAATTAGTAATACACCTAAAGATTCAAAACCTATATTAGATAGGGAACTATCCGGTAATAAAATAAACGGTGGTACTATCACCAACTTTGCGAGTCAAGGTATTAAAGACGAGGCAACATCCGGTGTGGTTGTTGTAAAAAATGACGGAATACATGTTGACGCAATGCATGTCAACGTTGTTCAGAATGATTTAGCTGTCAAAGGAAATTTAACCGTTGACGGAGCAGTGCATGCAAAGAAACTGCACGTAGAAGAAATTACTTCTGATGTAAGGCACGAAAGATCAGATCCGTTATCCTTTGTAAATGTAAATAATTCTATCGCATATGGTAAGGGGTTAGTATGGCCCGGGGGAGAGTATACAAAACAGTTTATTCTACAACAGCGACCCGATAGATTCTTTTCAACAGAGTCATTAGATCTTAATCAAGGAAAAAATTATTACATTGCGGGCCAGGAAGTTCTTTCTCAAACTGCACTAGGTAATTCTGTTACAAAGAGTAACATTAAACAATTAGGTACATTGTCTAAACTAGATGTCGACGGTCCTCTCAATGTAGACAATTTTATTATATATGACGCAAACACTGAACGACTTGGGTTAGGCACAGACGTTCCTAACGGAGCACTAAGCATTTCTAATTTAGATCATGAACTTATAATTGATAGTAATGACAGAAATGAATTTGTAATTGGTTCTTATACTAACGTTGCTATTAATCTTATTACGGACGATACCGAAAGACTTACGATCACTGAAACAGGATCAGTTGTTGTTCATGGTAAAACAACATTCAAAGATAAAATTAGTGTTGGTGTAAAGAACTTTAATACAGATGCTGATATTACTACAGCAGGTCCTGTTCGTTTCCAAGGCAAGAAGTTTGAAGTATCAGATGAAATACCAACAAGTGGCAATTATAACGTTGGTGATATTGTATGGAATAGTAATCCTAGACCGGCTGCATATGTTGGATGGATTTGTATTAAAACTGGTTCGCCAGGCGACTGGAAGCCGTTTGCTCAGATTTCTTCATAAACTCTTTATTTAATAAAATATAAAAGTACATTAAATAAAGTATGAAAGGAGAAACGTTTGAAAAAAAATTCGGGGAGCAAGCTGCCACAAGACGAGAAGATAGAGTTACAAGTAGAGAAATGGGACGCTTTTGCTAGAATAACCCCAACTGTATTTTTAATAATATCAATAATACTAATATCCACTGGATATATATCATTCGATACAGCCTTCTATTTAGGACTAGGGCTGTTTGCTGTTACCGCGGTAACTTGGTGGTTTTGGACTATATACACTATAAGACATTTGATACGCACACTTAATAGAGCAAGTAGAAGTTTAGGTGAAGTAAGGGACGAATTTAAAGACGTAAAATTAAAAGTAGAGGCATTCCATAATGAACAACAACCTTAGAAGATACGTGTTTATAAAAGCTATGCTTAATGTAGTTAGTGGGCTTAGTATGGTTACCATCATTACGTTAGGTATAATGTATATGAGCTTCGACAATGAGTTTGTATTCACAGACACACATATCAGTGTTACAAATAATCCAATAACAAAAGACAAAGACATTGAGTTCTATATGGTAGGATCAAAGAAGTACGAGTGCAATAGTACAGCCGCATATGGCGTAGCATATTCAGAAGATGGACACATGCACCAGCTAAACACATTTACAAAACGCTATATACAAAATACAGCACCAGGTGAACGTGTAGAAAACGGCTGGCACATGGCTGTACCGGATGATATGAAAGAAGGCGGCAAGTATCGTGTTAGCATGACAGGTGAATTTGATTGCATACATCTAATATTCAAAACACACAAAGCACAAACATTCGATAACATATATTTAAAAGTCGACCCACGCTAAATAATTTTATGTTAGTAATTGGCAACGGCGAAAGCCGCACGAATATAAACATTGATAATATTGCATCTCAAAAGGTTGGATGTAACGCTTTATGGCGTGACTATTCTGTTGACTATCTAGTGTGTGTAGATAAGCGCATGGTGGAAGAATGTATAAGAGGTAACGTAAATACAAACGGTACACTAGTATACACTCGAAAAGATTGGTATTCTCGATACAAAGGGTTACGAATTAGAAAGTTGCCACCGTTGCCTTATAACGGCACAGAAAGATGGGACGAACCCTTTCAATGGGGAAGTGGACCATATGCTGTTCTTCTAGCAGCTATGTACGCAAAAGAGCGTTATGTTGACTTAATTGGTTTTGATTTACATAGTAAAACTAAGACAGTTAACAATGTTTACAAAAGCACTCCTAACTATGATGATGAATCTAAACGTGCTGTCGACCCTAGATATTGGATACATCAAATCGGAATAGTATTCAATTGTTTTCCTAAAATACAATTTACAATATATCAAGATGATTGGGAATTGCCTAAAGCCTGGAATTACCCAAATGTAATGGTTGACACGATAAGTAACATAAGTTATAATAGTAACAACTAAACAGGACTTGGCGTCAACCCTTCTAACTCTGCCGCCCATATAATTATTTAAACAGGAGATAATAATGGGAAGATATTTAAGCACAAAACATTACGGACACAACATTGGACTGTCAGCGGTCTTTAGGCAACCTAATGCAGATCATTCACACTGTCATTTGTTACACGGCTACAGTTTAGCGTTTACATTTACATTTGGATGTGATGAACTAGACAATAAAAACTGGGCTGTTGACTTTGGCGGACTAAAGCCTTTGAAGAAGTGGCTAGAAGATCACTTTGATCACAAGACAGCAATTGATAAAAACGATCCGCATATGGATAAGTTTATGGAACTACAAGAACTTGACCTAGCAGAGATTGTTGTAATGGATGGTGTTGGAGCAGAGAAGTTTGCAGAACACGCATTTAACTTTGCAGACAAACTAGTACGTGAAATGAGCGACAATCGTTGCTATTGCGTAAGAGTAGAGTGTGCAGAACACGGAGCAAACTCAGCGATATACGAGGCTTAACTTGGTCAAAAAGTATCTCGAAGGTGAAACAAAAGAAGAACGCAAAACACGCAAAGCCCTAGAGAAGGTGCAGAAAAGTGTGGAAGATGTTCAAATTTTGCCGCAGAAAAGTGTAAGCAACAAATACTATGTCTTGTGTTTAAAGCATGGTACAAAGTACTCTTCGAAATATGTAAACACTTTATACAGCATGGTTAAACGTCACTGTACACTAGACGTTGAAATGGTGTGTTTAACTGATGACATCACTGGTATTGATCCTGCTGTTAAAACATTAAAGCTACCGGAATATTTACAAGGTTGGTGGTGTAAGCCATATATGTTTTCTAACGAACTTCCAATGCACGGCACTATTCTTTATATAGATTTAGATGTAGTAATCTCAGATAATATTGATAAACTATTTACATATCAATCAGATAAATGGTGTACTATCAGAGATTTTACACGGAAAATGCGGCCAACCTGGGAAAAGTATAATAGTAGTGTTATAAAATTTAATAGTGGGCAGCTAAACAAATATTGGGAAGCATTTAGAGACGACAGAAAAGCAATAGAACGAAAGTATCACGGTGATCAAGATTGGCTTTGGAACGTAACTAGCGGCACAGAACCGGCTGTTCTTTATCCTGACAATTGGATAATGAGCTGGAAATGGGAAATAAGAAAAAACAAAGACTTAAACTATAAACAGCCAAAAGGCACTCGTACACTAAGAACAATAGAAAATGTTGTTCCTCCCAAAGATTGTGCAATATGCGTGTTTCACGGTGATCCAAATCCTGAACATTGCAACGATCCGTGGGTAATAGAAAATTGGCGTTGACAAACTTTAAGAAACGTGTTATACTAGCTATACAATGGTACAAACAACTCAGGCAACATCCGCACTATGCATGGTACAATTGTATAGCGTGGGCAATTCACAATTCAGGCACACACGAACTCGACGGGAGTTATAGAAAATGGTAACACAACGTATAGGCTTTGCATGCAAGTATATGCACCCAGATCAAACACAGAAGAAGAAGGTGCTTGAAGAAATTCAGCGTCCGCTAAATACTCGTAGCACAACAGTACAATGGCTTAACAGACAAACTGTTGATGTAGCCGAGCAACGCTTGTGGGACATTATGGTCCATAACATTGCCGCATACAAAAAGTTGATTGAATATGTTGGAAGTCTTCCTCCAGAACTTAGAATGGTACGACTGGGCAGTGATGTATTACCTGTTTATACTCAGCGTGATTGGGCTTATTATTGGCAGCAACCAGATGTGGTCGCATACTGCGAACGAGAGCTTGCAAAAGTCGGAGACACAGCAAGATTACTTGATGTCAGGTTATCCATGCATCCGGGGCAATTTACTGTACTGGCCAGTGATAATCCGGAAATTGTAGATAGGAGCATAGAAGAATTTGAATATCACACCAATGTCATCCGCTATATGGGTTACGGCAGACAATTCCAAGACTTCAAGTGTAACGTACACATCTCCGGTCGTCAAGGTCCAGCCGGTATCAAACACGCCGTCGACAACAGGCTTTCCCCAGAAGCGAGAAACACGATTACGATCGAGAACGACGAGAACAAATGGGGACTCGAACACAGTCTCGAACTTGTTGACACCTGCGCACTCGTTCTTGACATACACCATCACTGGTGCCGCGAAGGTGAATACATACAGCCCACCGACGATAGATTTGCTCGCGTAATAGATAGCTGGCGTGGTGTGCGTCCTGCAATACACTACAGTTACAGTAGAGACACAGCACTACCCGAAGGCTTTGCACATGACACAATGCCTAATTTTCCAGCACTACTAGAAGCAGGACACAAGAAAGGCAAACTACGAGCGCATAGTGATTACTATCCCAATCAACTTGTTAATGACTGGGCATTGAGTTTCTTGCCTTACACAGATATTATGTGCGAGAGCAAGTGTAAGAATCTTGCTAGTATTGACCTATATAAATACAAAGAGGAGTTAAAACACTATGAGCTATTTGAACAAAATGTACAGCCGCAGCAAGCCAGCAGAGAGCCCGTCTACGAATAAGAATCCTAATCGTGTAGCAGGTGGATTACGTGCGCAAGGCGCTGACATGTTTGAAATGTTAGGCGAAGATGGATCAGTTCAAAAGATTCCTACTGAAGCATATGTACGCAGTTTGGAAGAGCAGTCAAGAAAACAGCGAGCCGCTATCACTGTATTAGAGCGTAAGCTGACTCGCTGTGAAACTGCAATTGAACAGTTAAAGGGAACGATTAGGCCTTCTTAGAAAGGGCTAATACTTCTTTAACTAGTTCGTCTTTCTTTTTACGTTTGTCAATGTCAACACCGTAATTAGCTTTTGCTAAATCTTCTAAGCCTTGCTTAGTTAATTTTGACAAACTTGCTTTAGTGACTTTTACAGTCTTTGCGTCAACTTCAACAACTTTTTCTACTTTTACTACTTTTGGTTTAGGAGCAGCTTTAACAGGCTCTGGCTTTACTGCTTCAACTGTTTTATCTACTTCCTTGATACCAAATAATGATTTCATAAATTTAATCATAATATCCTCCTATAGGAAACTATATTTACATAAATATTGCATATAAGGAGATTAGAAATGGTTAAAGCATGGATTAAGAAAAGACTAGAAGAAAGAACAACACTTGACGGCGCAGTACTAATTGGTGCAGGAATTGCGTTTTTAATTTTTAAACCAATCGCAAGTTTAGTAGCATACGGTGCAATAGCATACGGTGCATGGACAATTTGGAAAAAAGAAGACTAATTATAATTTACTAATAGGCGTAGAGCTACTAGCAGTCATATTCCATTTTTGCTTCTGTTCTACGCCTTTCTTTTGAGCAAATTTCTTACTATCGCAGTTCTCACATACGTGAAAGTAGGAATTGCTTAATCTTTTGGGATCCATACTTCCTCTTGGACGATCAAACTCTGTATCACAGTTATCACAACGAAACTGGCAAATAGTCTGTTCACGCTTGTAGGCGTGTTCCTTGCCGGTTTTTGATTTACGAACATGCCGGGTTTGCTTTTTAAATTCTCTTATAAACATAACTATATTTACATTAAGATTATAAAATCATACGATAAATACTAATAACAACACATTTTGTTTATAATAACCGGAGCATATTTAAATGGCAAAACAAGAAATCGACATCGGCGTTGAAGGCAATGACGGAACTGGTGATAGTATTCGCGAATCATTTCGCAAAGTTAATGAAAACTTTAACGAAATTTATGCTGTATTTGGCGAAGGTGGCCAGATTAGTTTCACAACATTAGGTGATACTCCTGATAACCTTTTACCAAATACCGTTCCTCTAGTAAATGATGCTGCAACAGGGTTCGATCTTGTAGAATTTGATAGTGACAGTGCATTAAACTCTGCAGATGCAGACAGTGTATTAATTAGTTATACTCCTTCCAGAGATAAAATTATTTTAAGAACTTCGTTTAGAGAAGTATTTCAAGATAAAACTCCTAGGTTAGGAGCATCGTTAGATGCTCGAGGTGACGGACAAACTTCTGTTGGTATTGCAGTAGGTGAAATTTCCGAAGATGTAGTAACATCATTTAATAATGTTCATCAAGATGCAAACAATATTACTATTGACGACTTGGTAATTACTAAAGGATATGCAGATAGTAGATATATTGCAGGCAATTTGCCTGTACGTCTAAGTGACGAGCCAGAAGATGCTTCAGAATATACGCTAACAATTAACAATTATTCTAATGGTAACTTAGTAATAAACAGTCATGGGTATGATAGAACAATTAACGGTGCTGAATATAAATTTAATGCTGAAGATACAGATCCAAATGGGTTAGTTACTAACACAGTATACTATCTAAGATATGCAAACACTAATGAATTAAGTATACATAGAACAAAAGAAGAAGCATCTATACAGGATCAAAATGCTGCTGATTTAAATAGAATTTACGTAACGGGTACCATTGCATCTGATGACATTCATACATTAGTAGATACAGGTTACGATTCAAGTTTACAAGGGTTCTTTCTTGCTAACGAAGCAATACCTCGCAAGAGTGCTGTACGCAGACAAGGCGATGTCATGGAAGGTCCGTTAATCTTACAGGACAGTCCGGGCGAATTATCAGGACTAACTTCAGATCCAAATGAGCTTCAAGCAGCAACAAAGTACTATGTAGATAACACTTCGTACTCGTCAGAAGATAATCTTTTTGTTAGTACACAAGGCGACGACAGTATGCGAGGAATACCTTCTGGTAAGGCAGGTACTTCTTTAAACTATGCATTTAGAACAATTAATGCAGCAGCAGAACGTGCAGAGGAAATGATCCGTGCTTCAGAAGCTGAGCCAGGTCCGTATTTTCAAACTATTACTGTAAATGACGGTGAAAGATCAGCTGAAGTAAGTGCTGTAGGTCTTAATACTCCATTAGCACAATTTACTAGTGCAAAGTCTATTATTGATAATAACAGATCGTTTATTATCAAGGAAGTAACAGCTTATTTAAATTTCCAATATCCAAACTTTGATTATAACGTCCAAACATGCGAAAGAGATCTAGGGTTAATGCTAGATTCAATTGGATTTGATATTGCAAAAAGTTTCAGCGATTCTTTAACTAATGCAAACTCGCTAACTAGAAGAGCAGCTGAAAGATACTATGCAAATGCTAGCGGATTAATTGCAATTACAAGACAGTATACAGAAACTGTTGATGCAATTAATAAAGCAAAAGACATAGTTGCTGCGATAATGTTAAACAGACCATTAAACCAGTTAACTATATCTGATATTACACAAGCTGGAATTGCAAAAGTTACTACTACTATTCCTCATGGTCTATTATCAACAAACATTGTTAAAATAACAAATGTTGCAGGAATGACAGAAGTTAATGATAACTTTTATTATATAAAGGTTTTAAATACTACAGAGTTCGAACTGTTTACTGATGAAATATTAGATACTCCTGTAGATTCTACAGCATTTACTGAATATGCTTCTGCAGGTATCATAGGACAAGTATACCAAACAGATGAAAAGCAATTCTTTAACGGAGTTACACAAACTGATCCAGCAAGAAATGGCATAAGTGATAAATTTGATCTTGCTGTAGAAATTATAACAGACGGCATTGGCGAAGGACAAGTAGAAAATCAAGGTAAAACATATTTAATCTCTGTTGATCCAGGTAGCAATTCATATACTGATCAAGCTAATCCAAATAATAAAGACGTTATTCCCGGCAAGGTTGTTGTTGGTAAAATTTCCGGATCGCAAGGTCGTGTTGTAAACTACTATACAAGTGATAACCCTGATAACCCAGACGCAACTGGCACAGTTGATGTTATAGAAATACATCTATTAAAACCAATTGACTTTTTGTTAAATGAAGATTTAGAATATGGTAACTTTGTTAATAGTAAGCACGTTACTATCTTTATCGAATCGGGACAATACGAAGAAGATTATCCAATTAAAGTTCCGGCAAACGTGTCTATTAAAGGTGACGAGTTTAGACGAGTAATTGTTCGTCCTAAGAGACGAGTATCTCAAAGTAAGTGGGCAACTACATACATGTATCGTGATAGAGAGTTTGACGGTATAACTGTTGCCGATGAAGGTGCTAGATTCTATAATCAAACTGGTGAATTCCAAGGACATTTTGGTTATCACTATTTAACAAACCCTGAAAAAGAAAAGAATGTTGGTATTTCGGTTAATAATTCAGGAAACTTTTTAAATGCTGCTGCAATTCTTCATGAAAACAAAAAGTTTATCCAAGAAGAAATTATTAGGTATATTAATAATAATGTAAACGATATTTTATACGATAAAACACAATTTGGTTTAGACTTTGAAGATATCATTACAGGCATCACTTATGATATTATTTTAAGAACTACTTATTATGCAACAACATACGGATTAAAATTCCAAAGAGAAAAATCAATATACCGAGATCAGAAATTAAGAAATATTTGGGTTGATGCACTAACCGAAGCAAAATCTGTTGTTTCAGGGTATGCAGGCGTAGGAACACTTGCAAATGCAAGCTTCGACGAAATTATTAACATTATTGAAAACGGTGCATTAGAAACAAATACCGGTGCAACCTTCCCAATACCTTTTGTTAATTATGAAGGTAGTACTACAAACGGTGTTAATGCTAAGAATCAATTAGTGGCAAATAGAGGGTTTATTGCTGCTGAAGCACTTGCATATTTAAACTCAATTACTCCAAGAAAGTACCTTAATCAAGATATAAGATTAAGAGATTTTGGTGCAATTGTTGATGCGTTATGTCATGATATTCTTTACGGAAGTAATTGGGCTGTAACAGATTTTGCAACAGATTTGTTTATTGAAAATGTAATTAGATTAGAAATTACAACAAGACAAGAAACAATTGATGCGTTAGATCATTTAAAGACAGTAATTGAAGATGTTGTATTAGGTAATACAGTTATTCCTACTTCTGGAAATACCGAAACTCAAACAATTAGTGGACCATTTGCAACTGCTACTGAAGTAGGAACACTTAATACTTACATTAACATTATTAGTACTCAGATAGACCGAGACAACTTATTATCACTAGCATCACCGCAACGTCCATTAACAGGACCAGCTGACGGAGCATTATTAACTGCAAAGTCTGCAATGGATGGAAACTTTAGTGGACTCTTAGCATCAACACTTATCTTCAACGATAACAGTGCAGAAACAGCTCTTACATACGATGCTAGTAAATGCAGACGTGATGTTGGACTAATTATCGATGCGATGGCACAGGACTTAGTTAACGGAGGCGATGAATTTTCTACAGAAGTTCAGGGTGAATACTTTGACAGCTATATTATAAGATATAACAACGGCGGCTTTGGTGGACAAGAAAATGCTACAAAAGCAGCAATTTTACAAATTCAAACAATTGTAGGAAGATTATTTGATGCAGCTTATAGCGTTAGTGATCTAGAACAAAATCCAAACGATGCAGGGTATATAGAACCTGACTTTAAATTTGGTGAAGGCGAAGTAGGTGCAGATGTTGTTGTACAAGGTCTATCAGAAAAAATAGTGTTTGCGTTTGATAAAAATTATAATCCGCCATTAAGAAACGACGAGATGGACTGTTTCTTAATGAACGATGCTACTATCCTTCGTAACATGACAGTACAAGGACACGGAGGTTTCTTATGTGTCCTTGACCCAGACGGACAAATTTTAACCAAATCACCTTATGTTCAAACAGGTTCGAGCTTTAGTAAATCAATTAATAAAAAGATATTCGGTGGTGGTATGTTTGTTGACGCATACACTGGTAACTTACCTGTATATATTCCCGAAACTATTCAACCAGAAGGAACAGACGGCCCGTCAGTAAGCGGTAAAATTAATAACTTTGAATTATGGGTGCAGTCAGAAGAGGGACAAGGACTGTTCATTCGTCCACCGCAGCTTCCATGCCCATTCTATATAGAAGGCAGACGCTATCAAGTTAATGCAATATCAAGTTATAGTCAATCAAGCGGATGGTGTAAAATCTTCTTAGATAGTACTTCAAACGACGGTGCTGGTTATGACGAAACACAATTTGAAGAAAACTCAGGGCAAATAGAAAGAACTGTATATTTACAAACAGCTGGTAACCGTTCTATGCTAGGTAACGACTTTACACAGATTAACGATTTGGGCTACGGCCTTGTTACTAATAATGGTGCGTTTTCAGAGATGGTTAGTATGTTTACATATTATTGCCATGCAGCATACTATGCAAAAAATGGCTCAGAAATTAGATCATTAAACGGTTCTAATGGGTATGGTAACTTTGGACTTGTTGCTGAAGGTGCTGATCCTAACGAGATCCCAGATCAAGTAACATACGCACAGGATATGACATTTCCAGTAAAAGGTTACACGTATACTGAAGGCGGCATTACTAGCAACGTACTAGGAGAAAGTTCAATTAGTGTTACTGATTGTAAGTTTCCTCCACAACCAAACTCAATTTTGCAAATTGATCATGGTACTCAATTAATTAACGGTAGTAACGTAGATGTCGGAATTAAACGATATAGGATTGGTGCAGTTAATAGAATAAGCACCGAAACCGGTGTAGGCGGAGAATTTGATAATACTGTTTATCGACTTCAAATATCTGGAAAACCAAATGGCGATAATGGAGACTTTTATTCAAATCTTCAAGGAACAATTGCAGCTGGCGAGTTTATAGAATACAGAACTTCTGAGACTCATATATTTGATAAAGTACGTAATAAAGGAAGAATTGTTGAACGTCCATCTACCGCAGTAAACTTTGATGAAAGTGATTACGCAACATATAGATCAGTTAGCTTCTCTGGATTTAACAACTACGGCGACGAGCTATCTGCTACTCAAGTACAAACTACATTTAACATACCATACGACCATATTGAACTTCCGGTAGACTTTGCTAGTATAACTGGCGGCAATGGTAGCGCAGTAGGAGATTCTAACATTGCAATTAGACTGGACGACGAAACTGGACTTGCAATTGACGAGTTAGAACTTGCAAGACTTACAAGAGATATTTACGGTAATCAAAACATTGCTCAATCCAATCCTAATGCATATAACTTAATTGCTAACAATCTAAAATTTATACAAGAAGAAGTTCTTGCATGGATTAATGCTAATGGTATTGTAACTGGCTCTTATAATCAGCGTAAATGTTATAGAGACGTTGGCTTAATTGTCCGTGGTATTGCAATGGATTTAAGATATGGCGGTAATGCAAATACAGTACAAAATGCAAACAAGTATTATGTAGGTGCAGTACTACAGTTACCAGAAAACCAAGATTCGGAAACAGTACAAGCAATTGACAAAGCAAAAGAAATACTAACACAGTATATCTTAACAAAGACTGCATGGACTGCTATTAATTCAAACGGTGTTACACAAAGCACTAGTGGTAGTAATGCAGAATCAGGAACAGCTACAACTGCTGGAACACTTATGGATGTTGTAGCAGACGGAATTGAAACTGGCCCTCAAACAATACCTAATGGTAGTAGTGTAACAGGTTATGCAGGTGGTATGATTTTTGCATACGCTGGTAGAACACATCAAATCAACGGTGTTACAGATAACGGTGATGGTTCCGCAATAGTATCAATTGAACTTATTCCGTTAGTAGACTTAACAAGTGGTGGGCAAGGACTAGGTGCTGCATTAACAGAAGATAAAGTGTTATATGTCGGAATACCAGTTGATACTACTGCTGAAATTACTGTAAGTATTTCGCTATGTCGTGCAACAGGGCATGACTTTACACAAATTGGTACTGGATCGTTTAACGATTCAAACTATCCAAATGTTATTTTAGGCGACCCGGCCAACGAATTAGCAGCAGCTTATTCGTCAGAGCCAAATGCAACTAGTGCGCAAGTCTGGGAAAGACGTAAAGGGCGTGTGTTCTGGATGTCAACTGACCAATATGGCTTCTTCCGTGTAGGTCAGTTCTTTAGTGTGGATCAAGCACAGGGTTCTATTGCATTCAGCGGAGAAATTGGCATTACAGGTGCTACAGAGTTAGGCTTTAAGAAAGGTGTTACAGTTGATGAATTTTCAATTGATGACACAATGACAGACGAGTCAGATACTGCTGTACCTGTAGAAAAAGCAATTGTACGTTATATTGACAAACGCCTTGGTAGAAACAAAAATGACGTAAGTGTTTCAGATAGCTTAGGTCCTAATTACGTAACTGCTACAGGTTCAGTAGAAATGGAAAACGATCTTTTACTAGGCGGTAATAAGATTGAAAATCTAGGAACTCCTACTAACGGCACCGATGCAGTTACAAAAAGTTATGTTGATGCAGCATTACTTGCAAATGATAACTTTGATGCACTAAGAGAAACTCCGCCAGCAGGATATGATCAACAAGAAGCAGGTGATATTGTTGTATATACTGGGTACAGAAAAATTATTACAACAGTACCAGCAGATAGTGGTGCAGGGTCTTTAGTATTTGCAGTAGGTGATGTTATTGAAGATGCAGGAAGCCAAAAAACTGCAACAATTAAGGATCTTGTTCAAACTACAGATGCTATTGTAGGAGAAAACGAACCAGGAACAAACGTTTGGATTATTACATACGAATTGGGTGCTGGGCCTGCTGGCGATTTTAACTTAGAGCAAGTTGAAGGCACTGGTGCAAAAGCAACTGTAAGTGCAACTATTCTTAGAGGACCATTTGACGAAATTGCAAATGCTAGAAATACTTCAGCAAGTGATATCGAATTGACCCTTACTAGAAATGACGGGTTATTAGACAGCGCCGATACTGGTGCATTTGCAGAACTTGACATTCGAATTTCAGAAGGTGCAATTGATAATGCAAATGTTGCAGCTAATGCAGCTATTACTCAAAGTAAGTTGTTACTGAATAGAGCATCAACAAAAGATAATAGTACTGGATTATTTGGCAACGGTGATGATACTGGGCAGTCTAGTAGAGGACTTGCTGTTTTTGATTCAGAAAATTTCGTTGAAGAAGTTCAGTTAACACTAACAACTGGCATTACAGCAGCAGACGGAGACTACATATATCAGGGTAGTTTCGTTGGTGTTGTAGTAGGTAACTACACAACTAGTGTACTAGTAACTATTAAAACAGCCAATAACTGGATTTCTAGTGCAACTAATTTACGTTTAGCAACAGTTAGTAACGGACAGATTGGTGTTAGTTCTTCACTAGGAACATCAGTTAGTAATGTTAAATCTTCAGGATTTATAGGACTTAATCCGCGTTCTGTCAAACTAACTGATATACAAAGTATTGCAACTGATACAGTAATTGGTAGATCTTTGAGTGGTGGCGGAGATACAGCAGAAATTCCGTTTGACACAGTTGTTAAACAAGGTTTTGCCTTAGAAGATATTGACTTCTTGAATAGAAGCATTGATGAAAAAAACGGACAAAAATTAACATTTAACGGGTTGATTAATGCAGTTGACGGCGAAGTACTGACGCAAGGAAATATAACAGGTGAAGTACAGGGTACTGTAACACAAGAAAATTCGTTGTATGCAGTAAACGTAACAAATACTATTACAGGAAATCCAGCTAATTTTGCAAACGGAAGCATCACTGGATCATCTACTGGTGCAATTGGCACTGTATCGTCTGTTTCGACTGAAAACTTATTAGGTGCTGTTTTAGTTAGGCAGGATGAAGGCGTTTACGGTACAACAACAATTAGTGATGGTAGTGACAACAACAGTATAGCTCGAAGAACACCTACAGGATCAATCCAAGCTACTGAAATTATTGTAGGTAGCAGCTCATCTGACGTAGTGCTTGCTAACTCGGGAGGTACACTAGTTGTTACTACACCCGGAGGTGGCGAGGTATTTAGAGCAGCAGGTGCAAGTAAGCCTACAGTGTTAACTGGCGGAAGTGTTGTAATAGGTGACCTAGCAAATACTGCTGCTAACGAAAGTACATTCCATGCTAACAGTGCTTATGGTTCAATAGGTGGCGCAGGCACAACAGAAGAAACTAGTGCTATAGCAGCTCGTTGGGTATATACTTCATTCTTAGAAACACCAAATGAAAAAGGCACAGGTAGCACAGGCATTGGTATAGGTTCTAATACTGGATTTGACGAAAGTGCTGCTGATACCATTATTGGTGTAACTAACGGAATTGTAAGATTTAACATTTCAAATGCTACTACGGGTATTACTAATAACTTAGCAGTCATTGGAAGTATTAGTTCAGGCACAAATGGCATTTCTATTAACGGAGCAGGAAATTTAGAAGTATTTAATGCTGCTGGAGCACCGGCAAGAGTATTCCTTGTAGATGGTACTACTGGTAATACTACTATTAGTGGTTCATTAGGAGTTACAAGCTCTATTAGTACAAACACTAGTTTAGCAGTTGGTACAAGTGCAACCTTTGGAGGCGGCTACGGATCAACAGGTGTTACAATTTCAACTAATGGTAACATTAGTGCAAATGGTAACGTACAAGTAGACGGTAATTTAGAAGTTGATGGTAACATTGACTTGGGTAAAGAATCTACAGATACTATTACATTTAATGGTAGGGTTGACTCTAGCATTATTCCAACTGGAACACGTAATTTAGGTAGTTCTACAAACTCTTGGAGTACTGTGTACGGTGGCACATTCTCAGGTACAGCTACTACAGCAAAATATGCTGACTTAGCAGAAAACTACTTAGCTGATGGCGAGTACGAAGCAGGTACTGTTATTGCACTAGGCGGATCAGCAGAAGTAACAGCTACAGTTACAATGAAGGATCATAGAGTAGCAGGCATTGTTTCAACTAACCCAGCACACTTAATGAACTCGCACTTAGAAGGTGAGCATGTAGTTGCTGTTGCACTAACAGGGCGTGTACCATGTAAAGTGATTGGTAAAGTTGCAAAAGGTGATATGCTAGTTTCTAGTAATGTTCCAGGATATGCTATGGTAGACAACAATCCAAAACTTGGTACACTGATTGGTAAAGCAATTGAAGACAAAGTAGACGACGGTAAAGGTGTTGTTGAGGTACTAGTCGGTAAGTAACAAACACGATAAATATATAAAATAGGAAAAATTATTAAAATGACTAACAGATTTCCATTAGTATTTGACACAGCAGGAAAAAGTCTAGAAGAACTACCTACTGGTGATAATTTAGATTTAACAGGAAGTAGTGTTGTAAACGCTATAAACATTACAGCATCAGGAACACTGCAAGTTGGTAGTGTGTCGGCAAATAGCGTTTCAATTAACGGAACGCCACTTGCTACTGTTGCTACTACAAACGACTACAACGACTTGACAAACAAGCCAATATTGTTCAGTGGCGACTACAACGACTTAACAAACAAACCAGGCAGCGCAGCAGTTGAATGGACTGATATTGCTAATAAGCCTGTTATTGCTGCAAGATTAAGTCAACTTGTTAATGACACTAACTTTGTTACAAATGCTCAAATTAATATTATTCCGTCACAAGTTACAGGGCTTTCTACAATAGCAAGTACTGGATCATTTAGCGACCTAGCAGATGTTCCAAACTTTGTAACCAATGAACAAATAAACGGTGGAACATTAACAGTTGAAGTAAGTAACACTGGTGACTTACAAGGTAGTGTGTTTGGAAATGACAGTAGTATAATAGTAGATCACATCAACAACGAACTAACTGCTTCTAAATTAACAACTGATTTAATTCAATCAAGAGATTTTTCATTAGTTGCAACAGATGACATCTATATAAAAACGCCGCAATTTTTTCTTTTACAAACACAATCGTTTGAAATACGAAACGATAACGCCGGAACACAAATCGAAGACGTAGACAGAATAAAATTTGTAGGTAATGTTGATTTTGAAGAAGCAACGGTTACTGGACTTCAATTAGAAACAGTAACGGGCGATTTGAAAGGTAGTGTTTTTGCTGATGATTCAAGTACAATAGTTGATTCCATTAACAATGTTGTAACAGCATCGACAATTAACGGAAACACAATTACTAGTACTTCATTAGTAACAGATAATATATCTAGCTCAGGCCCGCTCACAGTAACATCAAATGGCGGTATACAATTACTACCAAACGGAATATTTAATGTACCAAACGCTAGTACAATTTCATTAAGTGCAACAAGTACTATTGCTATTGGAGCAACAGATAATTTAACACTGACATCAGCATCTGGTAATGTTGTTGTACAAGATCATATAAGTATTACAAACTTAAAAACATTAGTTGCTGGAGCAGCTGACTATGCTGCATTCCAAGCGGCAATTGCGGCATTATAACGGAGACACAAATGACAATAGAATATATTAATACCGGAACAATAGCAAACGACGGAACAGGCGATGCTCTCCGCGAAGCGTTTATTAAAATTAACGATAACTTTGAAGATTTAGATCTACGTGCAATTGAACAAACGCAAATTTCAAATATAGGAGAAATTGGTGCTAGCGTTTATGCAGGTACTAACGACGGTGTTGCAGAATTTAAAAGATTTATTGCAGGTACAAACGTAACTATAAATGAAAACTCTACAAGAATTACGATAGATGTCAACGATGCATTAGACGAGTTATTAATTATAAGTGATAATGGCACATTAACTGTGGCATCAGGGCAAAGTATGAATGTTATCGGAGGTAACGGAATTACTACTGCTACTAATGGTCAAACGTTAAATATCGATCTCGATAATGTAAATATTGTTTCTAGAGATACAGCGCCAGTGTTATCGGCAAATTTAAATGCTAACAGTAATGATATTGTTAATATCGGAACAGCAAGTGCTAATACTTTTAACGGATCGTTAGAAGGCTTAGTTTACGGTTTTGATGTTCGAGAATTTGGCCCGTACTTGTCTGGATTTGATTTTGGTACTGTGCGTAATACATATAACAACGCATTAGAGTTTATTTTAAGTAATGTAGATGTTGACTTAGGACCTATTGATCCAGAGCGCACAGACTTAACAATTGACTTAGGCTTCCTATCGTGATAATCCGATAAATATGTTATAGAAGGAATAACTATGGCATTTTTATGGAATCAAGCGTCGAACACAGTACTCGCAACTTTAGTTGAAAATGTTACTTCGACTATAGAGTTACCAGTTCAAGACGAATCTACAATTAGTTTAATAGGTGGAAAGTTGCCCCCGGGTATGCGTATATCTGGAACTTCAATAGTAGGAACTCCTAGAGAGGTTGCAAGAGTAACAGATTTTAGATTTGTATTTAGAGCTTCCAACAACTCAACTATAGAAGACAGAACGTTTAAAATAACAGTGACTGGTGCAGATGAACCGGAATGGAGTACGCCTGCTGGAAAGTTAGCAGTTGGCAATAATGACACTTTCTATATACTTGATAGTAGTCCAATTGACTTCCAGATAATTGCAACAGATGACGATATTGCAGCTGGCCAAACTTTAGAATTTTTTATAAAGGACGGGGATGGTGAACTGCCTCCAGGTACAGAACTTACTAGTGACGGCAGAATTATTGGCATAGTAGATCCGTTATTGGCTATTGAAAGAGGTGAAATATACTCTAGCGGCTTTTACGATACAAGTCCATACGATCTACAATCGGGCGGATACGACTTTGGTATTCGAAGTTCAAACGGCTTTGATAGTTTCTTTTACGATACAACTGTCTGGGATTTTAGTTATAAAGAACGTCCTCCTAAAAAATTAAATAGAAACTATCAGTTTACAGTCAATGTAAGTGACGGTGATCTCATTGCAAGACGAACTTTTAAAATCTTTGTTGTTGGAGATGACTTTTTTCGAGTTGATAATACGTTGCTGCAAGTTGGCACGGGAACATTTACTGCTGATAATACAAACTTACGTACTCCAATTTGGATAACACCCGGCGACTTAGGCATTAAACGTGCTAACAATTATGTAACTCTTAAATTAGATATTATCGACACAAATAGTGCAGTAGGATTTGTAAACTATGAAATAGAATCTACTAATCTAGGAACATACAAGTTAAAGTCCACCGGTGAAATAATTACAACTGGTAGATATGAAATATCAGGAATTTTGCCTAAATTTATTGATAGCGGGCGTGGTCCAGATAGTTACAGTGGAATAGTTCCAAACCCTATTACTGCTGACGAGTGGGAAGTTTTAACTCCTGAAACTGTTAGTACTTTACCGCCAGGCTTAGAGCTAGACACATCAAACGGCGAAATTGCAGGCAGAATTCCTTATCAAGCAGAAGTTACTAAAGAATTCAATTTTACAATTAAAGCAACTCGATATACTCCAGACGAACCTGACATAAATGTTTTTACACTAAAAACTTTTAAACTTAAAATACTAGGAGAAATTAATTCTGAAACAACATGGATTACTCCATCTGATTTAGGCACACTTACATCAAATTCTATTAGCGTTCTTAGAGTCGAAGCTTCGACAAATGTGTCTAGAGCAAAAGTACTTTATAGTTTGGCAGAGGGAAGATTGCCTCCAGGATTGAGACTGACATACGACGGAGAAATTGTTGGCAAAGTAAATGCATATGGCCAAAATGTGTATAAAGGACTTTGGAAAAGTAATAGGAGTTATAACTTTGGAGATGTTGTAAGACACGAAGGAAACTTATATACAACACCTAGTACACATTCTAGATCTGTATTTGATGATACATTATGGATTGAATTTAGTTTCTCTGCTGTTGGATTAACTACAATTGATAGCGACGACACAACTTACGATGGAGCCGAAACTACAATTGACAGATCATATACGTTTAGTGTAAATGCAGAAGATCAGTACAAATATAGTATTGTTAAAAAAGAGTTTACTATTAAAGTAACAGATCCAGAAATTATAAAATATAGTAATATATATTTAAAACCTTTCTTAAAACAAAACATAAAACAAGAATTTAGGAACTTTATTTCAGATCCTGAAATTTTTAATCCTGACTATATTTATAGACCAGGAGATCCAAATTTTGGAATTCAAAGTGATATTAAGGTTCCAGTATATTATGGTATTGAAAATAGAACAGTTAGCGAATTTGTTGCAGCCTCTGCTAAAAATCATAAAAGAAAAAAATATAGAGTAGGCGAGTTAAAAACTGCACAAGCAAAAACAGAAGGCACTAATGACATTGTATATGAGGTATTGTACTTAGAAATAGTTGATCCTAGTGATACTGATATTGGAAGAACTAGAAAACAATTTAATATTAAAACTACAAAAAATATCACAGCTGATATACAAAGTAAAGTTCCTAGAAATATGTTTTATGAATATACAGAACGTCCCTCATTTATTATTAATACTAAGGACGGTCCGACTGATGTAGTATTTGGCGAAGATTTTTTTATCGAAACTAGAGACGACGGTGTTTACAATTTGACCTGGACACTAGGCATAACAATTGATAGCAGAACTGAGTCCAATCTATTAAAGATATTAGAAGGACTAAGTCCAGTTTACGACAATGGTCCGGAATATACAAATGTAGTTAAAGCTGATACAACTGCAATTGACGTATCGATGAATAAAGATAATGTACGATACATTAGTAATATTAATAATATGAGAGACAACATTCGCGAAGTAGGTATAACAAACAGAAACTTTGTTCCACTTTGGATGCGTAGCCCACAAACAGGAAGTGTAAACGAGCTAGGGTATACTCCTGCTATTGTATTGTGCTATTGTAAACCGGGCTTTAGCGAAATTGTAAAAAGTGCAGTTGAAGCAAATAATTTTGATTTTAAAAAATTTAATTTAGATATAGATAGATATATAATTGACAGTACAGACGAGTCGAGTCAAGAAAAATATGTAGTATTTCAAAATTACAGATTTAACGTATAACCCAGATAAATAAGTGTAGGAGAACACTATGGCAGATAGCGACAACATTATACCAGAACAAATTGATGAAACATATCCGGTAGCAGGACAAGATAACGATTCTCAAGGGTTTCGAGACAACTTTGCAATAATACAATCAAGTTTGTCATCTACAAAAACTGCATTACAGGATTTAGAATCAAAAGTATTATTAAAAGATGCTTTAACTAATACTATTTTAGATAATGACCTACAAGGAAATATAATTTCTAATGGAGTTATTAAAGGTGTATCACAAGAACACTTTAACACCGGAAACATCACAGGCAGCAATGATACAATTATAGAATGGTCAACAGCAGCATATCAAGATGTTACACTAGCAGCAAATGGATTAACACTTTCATTAAGTGGCTGGCCAGACTCGGGTGTTTATGCTAAAATGAGACTTGCGATAAGAAGTAATACCGGCGATAACCGTACTGTTAATTTTAGTGCAGGTGCTGGGACTATACGTGTTAATCAATCTAACTGGGACACAGCATTAACTGCTGGCGATTTTGTAGTTGAGAGTGCTACAAGTCCAACGATTATTGATGCTTGGACAGTAGATGGTGGAATTACTGTTTTCTTAGAGTATATTGGCAACTTTACAATTTTATCTTAACATGTTCAATCCGCTAGTAGATAACTTTTCAAAACTATCCGATAACGAAGTAGAAGAAAAAATTTCTGAACTTGGCAGGAAATACTGGATGACTCGTAATCCAGAAGTTCAAATGCAAATTTCAACTATACTCGAAATGTATAAATCAGAAGCAAATGTTCGCAGAGCAATCGAATATAATCGTCAAAAAAATGAACAAAATGGTGAATCAGGACTTGACAGTTTAATCAATGTAAGTTAAAATAAGTGTATGCTTATAAAAACAGACGAACTCGGTATCCCGAGGTTTACAAACAAAAACTTAGTTAGTATGATCTATTCAGGACATGCAGATAAAATACATGTGATTCTCTGTCAAAAAGAAATTGAAACAGAAAAATTTAATAATGCATTAGAAGAGATCGGATTAGATCCTTTACATTGGTATGTGCCATTAAATGTAGATAAACAAGACTTTGACGATGTCTGTCAAGGACATTGGTTTATGCCGGATGAATATAAAAATCTTGATGTTTGGAAATACTTAGTTAATAAATGTGAAGAAAAAAATCAATGGCCCGAAAATATTAGTAGGATTACAGCAGAGTATAGAGAATTTGAATCACGTAAAATGATTCCTCTTTTACAGTATATAATATATCTTGTAGACTTTATGCGTGAACACAATATCGTATGGGGCGTAGGTCGAGGTAGCTCGGTAGCATCATATGTGCTATACTTAATAGGTATACACAAAATAAACTCAATCCAATATGACCTCGACTGGAGAGAGTTCCTGAGATAAGTAAGTATATAATTGATTAGGAGATTAATATGGTACAAAAATCAAAAGGCCAAAAAGTATATAGAACAATGCAAGGTAAAAATGTTGACATGGACATGCTTCGTAAAAGAAACGAGCTAACTCCAGCAGTAGGCAATGCAAAAGTTAATGCTAGAGGCGACGAGCTTGGCACTGGTGGTAAAATTGTGCGTAAGCGTGAAGATGTAGTAAAAGAATATTATGACAACCATAAAGGTGTAGTAGATCAACCAGCAGTTAAACAATCTAATTTACCAAAAAAAGATTTAACTGATGATTGGGTCGAACCGGAAGCAGCAGTAGATGCTGATGAATGGATCGAAGATGAAGACGGCGATTTTGTAAAAAAAGGTGAATAATGGCTACGAATATTAATACTATTAAAGGCACGCCGCGAGCAGCAGGCAATCGTGTTCTTGTAACAGACATGCACTTTGGTGAACAAAAGACTGCAAGCGGATTAATTATTAAAGATGACGATGGCACTACAAGAGGCATTTATCCTCGCTGGGCTAAAGTATACGACAAAGGTCCAAAAAATAATGATCTATATAATATAGGTGATTGGATTTTAGTAGAACACGGTCGTTGGACAAGAAGTGTCGCATTAGAAACAGACGACAACATCGATTTAGAAATTAGAATGATCGAAGCTGAAAGTATTTTAGGATATTCAGCAGAAAAACCAAGTGGCATACAAATCGGCGGAGAATATGCCGATGGTGAACACGCTACTATTGATCCATCAGCATTTATGTAAGAGGAAAAAATGAATCCATTTGAAGATATTGAACGCTTTGGTACAGCATGCGACCAACCAGCAAGTGAAGCAAACTACAAAATGTATCTAAGTCTTATTGACGAAGAAGTAGGTGAGCTTGTAGAAGCTGTAGCAGCAGATGACAAAGTTGAACAGCTCGACGCACTCATCGACATATTAGTTGTTACTATGGGCGCAGTACGTGCCGC